TCATTAAGTAAGTTTTTGTAATTTACGTTTGCAGCCTCATTCAACTCCGAATTTAAAATTAAATTCTGTAGTTTTACATACAAGTTTCCTCCTAGATAATTTTGAATATGCAAGTCTTGAGCAATCTCAACAAACTGTATTATCTTGTCATCATCTGTATTTCCAGATATGATAGACTTTCTTTTTAAGTCATTTAATGTTATAAATAATGCTTTAGTAGCCATATCTTATTTTTTAGTTGTTGGATAAGCACCTTTATCTGGTCTATCAATCATTCTTTCAGTCATTTCACTTGGATTTTTAGGCTCTTTTAAACCCTTTTCATAAGCTGAATTAGGGTCTGTCCTTTTATCTCCCTTCAATTTATAGACCCTCAACTCCCAATAATGATGGCAGTTCTTACCGCCCTTGAATTTTAAAAGACTGTAGTTCTGTCTATTATGACCTAGCTCTTTATTTACACCTCTAAAAGACATCATATTAATATCCTCTTTTCTAAACACTATCTTTCGCTCTGTAAATGTTTCCATCTTTTTGCAAAAAATCCTACTTTCTGGTGATTTTCTAACAGGCATATAAGCGTATCTAATTTTATAGATATCACTATCTTCTTTAGATGACTTATTGCTAGACTTAATTTCAGCCATTTTAACGTCATTCAAATCCTCTTCATATCTTTCATTATGAACAACCTCCCAATCATCGCTTAAAACCTCTCCTAAGCCTTCTAATTGCTCTAACATATCATCTCCTTCTTCATCAGAGAAGTCCTTTGGCTCTTGAGAACTCAACTTCTCTCCTGTTTCTTCTTCTCTCTTTATTTTAGTAGAAATATTCTCTAATTCTGTAAACTCAATAGGTTGTAAAGTAATAAAGTATAAGTTTAAATATATTTCGTTTTTTTCAAGTATTTCACAGAAATCATCTAGTAAGTCAGTCTGAAAAGGTCTAACAACGTAATTGTCCATTAAAATAGAAGCAGTCCTAAGCTCTTCTGCATTATTACCAAAACCTGTATTATCTTTAATACCTAAAAGTATTGGCGATACGATACCATGTCCAAGCATTATCTTTTCTCTACTTTCATCAGCTAAAAACTGATATTGAGCATGAGCATCTGGTAAGTGTATAGGGTCTATAGTCGCAGAACTATCTTTATCTTCATTGAAGGCTATAATAGTACGTCCTGCATTATTTGTTCCACCAAACTTATCGTTTATCTTAGACTCCATTAACTCTTGAGTCTCCTCTGGAGGAATCCCATTATTGAAATTTATAAATAAAGAAGGCTGTAAACCATTTTTTATATTGTTAATGTGGTAGTTCGATACCTCTACCTCTAAATCACAGTATTGTAAACATCCATGATAGTCGCTAGGGGTGTAATACCAAAACCCACTTTGATAAGGTTTAGATACAAATATCTCTGAAGTTTCTTTCTTTCCACCTTGTCCAAAAGCAGGTATTCTTTTAGGCTTGTCTCCTTTCTTGTATTCTGCCCAATTAGGGTGATAATACCAAGCCTTTATTACTCCATCTGTCGCTTTCTCAGCTCTAAGAGTTTCTATAGGAAAGTGTAATGCTTTAAGTACTGTTTTCTTTGTTCTATTGTAAACAACTTGTATAGCAGCCATACCTAGCTCTTTTCTATCGTTTACTATTCTCTTTACATCTTTAGGTTTAAATATTAACTGAGCTTCTGCCCACTCTAAAGGCTTCTCTTTGCTATCAGTACAATCAAGACCTCTACCATAAATCATATCAGAAATACCCTTAATACACCTAGAGTTGGTTGGACTACCTAAATTTAAGTCTATTAGTCTACCAAAATAATTATTATCTTCTCCCCAAGTAACCCAATTATCACCCTTTCTTTCAACTGCTTTTGGCATTTGATATGTAGACAGCTCTACAACACTAAAGTTCTTAGTGTATTTCTTAGGATTATTTGATAAGTAATTCTTATTAATGTTTATTCTTTTACTCATTATATTGTTATGTATTTGTCATCACCATCAGTATCGTTTTCTTTATAGTAATCCGTACTTATAGTGTGATAGATGTCCGTATTAATTTGACTTGTAACGTATATCTTATCTCTATACCATAGATTAGAACCTCTAGTCATTTCTAACACATAAGCTCTTTCTGCTATAAACTTATCTGAAGATAGTGTTATGTCTATGTAATCACCATTAACAACAGCAGTAACATTTGTAAATAATACAGACTCCCCTGTTCCATCCTCTCTTATAGTCGCATCTATACTTGTAACGTCTAATGTTCTAGGTAAAATAGAGAATGTTTGTGATGTTGATACTGGTAATAATCTAATCATAAACTTATAACGGAAATACTGTTTTTTGTTTTTATTACAAAAGAAAAGGTCTACCGAAGCAGACCTTAACTAAAAGTAAATAAAATATTGAATAATTACGCTTGAACTACAACTGTAAATCCTGTAGTTGTAGGGTCAGCTTCTAAAAAGTTTGCAGGCTGCTTTTCCATTCCAGTTAAAGTTAATGTATAACCACTAAGGTCATTCATTGCTTGTCCTGTTACGATAGTACCAGCGGTTACTTGACAACCATTTTCAAATCCAGCTAAAAAGAAGTTTCCATTTTGGTCTTCAATAATAACTCTTGGTCTACCATAAGAAATTAATTTTAATTCCTTATTGTCTGTAATAGTTAACTTTTTTAATGTTAATTCTATTACCTGCTCAAAAGCAGTAGTTCCTGTATCAGCACTAGTCTGAATATTTTGCGTAAAAGAAGAAGCATCTCTTACTTCATACTTGAAAGCATTTGGTGTTCCTGTTACAGACTCAATAGCGTCTGTATTAGTAGAATCAAATGTGTAACTAGCAGGAGTAGTATCTGCAAAATTCGAAAAGTAGATGGCTTTTATACCTCCAACCGAATCCTTACATACTTCTTTTCTTCCTAATGTTAAATCACAAGCCATTTTTATATTGGGTTTTAAATATTCCCTCCTCAATTAAGAAGAGGGATTGTTATTAATAATTAATTTAATTATGCAACTGGAGTGTAAAGAACGATGTCTGAACCAAATCCATGTTGTACACCAGCCGTAAATCTCATTACGAAACGTACATTCTGACTTCCGTCTAAGTCGCTCATATCCAATACTTTAACTTCATTATGGTCTGATAAAAGTCCAGTTCCAAAGAAAATGTTAGATGTTTCAGCTAAATACATATAGTTAGGGTCTAATCCTTGAGCTAAGAAAATCTGAACTCCATCAAACATTAATCCAGAGATGCTTTGATTGTTTCCTTTACCTTCGTAACCATTAGCACCAAGTCCAGCAGCACCAAATCCACCTAAAGCTCTTACATAAGCTTTATACACATTCTGTGCAACGTATAATCTTACATCTGGCTTTCCGTATAATGCAGCAGGCATAGCGTCTGTTACTTTACCTAATTCAGCTATTACGTTAGCAGAAGTTACACCACCAGCACCAGTAGAGACTCCTGCTACATCAATAACAGTTGCATCAGCAGTAGCTAAAGCGACTAATCCATCAAATTGTCCAGCAACTGCCGTAGCACCCATCCAGATATTGCTATCATTCTTCTCAGCTATCTTAGCGATAATCTCAGCGATTAAAAACTCTTGGAAAGATGGAGGTAGATTGTCAAATGCAGAATATCCCATAGATATTGCATCCCAATCGTCTCTAAAGTCAGTCTTACACAAGTTTAAGTTAACTTGGAATTCTTCTGGTTGTAAAATTTTCTCGTCTAAAGTAACAGTATCAGTTGCAGCGAAATCACAACTTCCATCAGCGATTAAGTCTGTGGTAGAAAGTCTTTTGATTACTTGCTTGAACTTTACATTAGGTTTAACAGTAATACCACCGTTCTCGATAGTATTTGCAGATAATAATGCTGCTGAGATATACCCTGCTGCTTTTTCTCCTGCATAAGTTGTTGTAATTGAAGTTGTTGTTGCCATTTTTTATTTATTAAATAATTTGTTATAAATTGAGTGTTTTACGGTTTTTGGTCTACTCTGTGAGTAAAGGTGTTGTTTCTTTTGCTCTACTTGAGCTTCTGGGGAATGTACTATTTCTTCTGACTCAACAGATAGTTCAGTTACTTCCTCAACTACTACTTCTTGCTTTGATAATTCAGCAGGAACGTCTTTTTCTTCTGTAGGAGATACGATTTCCATCATCTGCTTAACAGAAGCTCTTAATGAAGTTAACTCTTCGTATAAAGATTCGTACTTCTTGTTTAATGATTCAATGTCTGAATCTTCAGAAATAACTTCTTCTTCAACTACAGGAGCTTCTTCAATAACTTCTTCTTCAGCTAACTCAACAACCTCTTCTACAGGCTGTTTAATTACTTCTTCAGAAGAAAGTAAAATGCTTTTAAAGGCATCTACAATTTCTTTTGGACTTTTCATAAATTAAGTTTAATTATTATTAACTCTATAACACTAATAACTAGTAAAGTAAATATTGTTGTATTTTTGATTAAATATTACCTATACCTTGATTAATCATCTTACCATTACAACACTCTCTACTGTATCTATTTCCGTCTTTGCATAGACAGCCTCTTCTTTTATTTTTTGGAGAAGTTCTACTCCATTCTTCTTTTTCTCTTCTATTCATCTTTTAGTTTGTTTAGTAATTTATTTAACGTATCTAAAGCCTCTTCGTTTTCATCAGACAGGGATAGTTCCTTCATTTTGCTTATCGCCCAATTAACACCTGCACTACCTCCCCAAGCATCCCACATAATACCACCACAACCTTCTGAGTATGGTACATCTTTGTGTTGCTGATGCCTTTTAAATGACGCCATTCTTGCTATAGTATCTCTTGACAATGACTTACCACCGGCTAATTGAGATGCTCTAGTCCAACCTACAGGAGTTCCACAAGAACTACCATTCTCTTTTTTCCACTTTAAAGCTCTCTTTGCGTTGTTTCTTGCTGCTTGTGGGTAATCTGTATAGGACTTTAAATCCTGTTCGTTGTAATCACTACTATGTACCCAACCCTTCTTAGTGTATTCCTCATGTTCTTCTTTAGTTGTTATTTCAATGCTTTCACCAGTCTTAGGGTCATACATTGTGTGAGGATACTCCATTAATTTCTCCTCCTTTTTACTAAAGAAACCCTCAATACTAAATCCTAGATATTTACCTAGTTTTACATCTTCCCATATCTCATCATTGTCAATCTTCATAACTACCGCCCAAGCACCCTCTGGAGCATCTAGGTTGTATAAATTACTTTTATCCATATTAGGGTCTTCTACTATCCAAGACTCTATTAGAGACACTCCTTTTACACTTAATTCGTGTTCTAGAGTTGCGTTGTTGTTTTTTAGTCTTTTAAGGTAAAGCTCTGATGCTTTTTTAACAGTCTCTTTAGAGAACATTATCTTATAAGAGTAATCTCCACTTTTTCTAAATATCTCTCTATCTGGAACTAAAGCTAATCCAACTACTATTCTTTTGTCCTCATCTACAGACTTGAACTCTACTTTATGCTGACTTAATGCTACGAAATTCTCTTCGATAGCAGGACTCTCTACTAGCGATATAGCCTCTATGCCATCCTCTAAGTTGTTTTCGTCTATTATTAATTCTATAATATCTAATTCTTCCATAATTTTTATTTTAACCTATTGTTGCTGTGTTAGAAATGTTTAAGTCTAATTGTTGTTGGCTCGTTATGTCAGAAGAAACAACATACGCTTGTATTGGTTGGTTTAACTGACTAGCTATTGATTGTGTTAATTGATTTGACTGTGTGCTTCCTGCTAGATTGAAGTTAAATTCTCTACCTTCTCCACCACTACCTGCTCCACCTGCACCTGCTCCTATAG